CTCCCATGCTGTATTTGATATCATTGCTACTTTCGTCATTTTTCGTATTGACATTTTTAGAATTTTGAGATATACTGTTATTAAAGAATCCAAATCTGGTACTGGGTAACGGCAATTTGAGCCTATTAACCGACAGCCAATTATGGGTTCTTTCTTTATTTGGTTCAACATACAAAATTTTACTTTTATTTATAAAGCCTTGCAAATCAACATCTTTGCCGTAAGCACTCGCTATTTTTATTATATTTAAACTTTTACCGCCTTTTTCTGTCGGATTTAACTCGAGTGCAACAAGGACAGTATTGTTTTTGCTGTCATATACATCACCAAATAGAACAAGTCTGCCGCTAACAGTATTTGATTCCATTACAATAATCGGATTTTCAAGTATATTAGGCACCTGCTTTATTATACTGTCAGTCATTTCCGGATGCTTTTCCTTTATTTTTTTTATTTTTGTTGCATCCCAGTAAATTGTTTTATTATTGACTCCCAGCTTATGAAGCACTGTTGATGTAGTTCCTACTTTAAAAGCAAATCCTGTTGATTTCTTATCCCAATTATCGTATTCCTTTGCAAAGCCTTTATTAATACTATACTTAACATTCTCAACACCCTTGTCGGTGTTATTTTTTTGCTCATTTGTAATTACTTCTTCACTTTTTGCCTTAATGTTATCCGCTGCATTGCTAAACATTTCTGCAAGTTTGTCAAGCGCCTTTACATCATTTACAAATGCTTGAGCTGCTTCGTTTGTTGTATGAGTAATGATAAACTCTTTAATTTTGCTCGCAAGATTTTTTATTGCATTTGCAAGTTTTTGAAGAACCCCCTCATCTGCTTTTGCAACCTGCAAAGCCTTATGCATTGCACTTTCATCACCTGCAATAGCCATAATGGAATTGCAGACAATTTCTTCTATGCAATCCTCGTTTGTGGTCAATCTGTCACCGTAATTAATCTTAACATTATCAGCCATTTTCATTACATCGTGACCGCTCGCATACAGATAGTCCACAACAAAGTTTCTTATAAGCCTGTAATCTTTCGGACTTTCCCTGCGAAACGAATGCATGCTTTCGTGCATTGCAACAGGTAAAATATAATTGCCGTCAAGGCTTGCTCTTATGTATATTTTACCGTTCCTAAAATCAATTCTTCCGTTTTCGTCCATATCGGCAGTGAGTATAATCTCCTTGCCTGTCATTTCACTTAATTTTTCAAGTGCAAGTCTTGTACCCTCATTAAGGTTTACCGTTTCCTCGGCACTCTTCTCAACATACACATTAGCCTTTACATTTGAACTTCTGTCTATTCTCGCAAGTTTTTCTTCATTGTTGAAGAATAAATCAGAATCTTTATTGCCCGCCTCAACCGCAAGCATTGCTCTCTGCGGACCGATTGCGTCAATATATTTCCCGTAATATTTCATTGCGGCTACTCTGTTATAACGGGCTCCCATTTTTCCCGCTTCGTATAACTGTGTAAATGTATCTATATAATTATTAATATCGCTTTCTTTGCCTTTAAAATTAACATAATCGCCGTATTCCTGCACAAGCGTGCCCGCACCGTTTGTATCAAAGTTTTTCGCAGCATTCATAAGACTTTGATATTCCGGAAGATTAAAAGTCAAACTGTCTGCATTATATACCCTGCCGTCATCAGCAATAACACGCACCTTATTATCCGCTTCTCCGTAATATCTCGCACTGCTTTCAAATCCTACAATAACAACACTCTTGCCTTTATTGTCTGTTGCCGTAATGCCGTTTTTATGACTGTTGCCAAAGTTATATTTTATATGTTCTGTAATCTCTTCCTTGCTTACAGTGTTGATATTCTCTTCATTTGCGGTAACTCCGTCATTTTTTACATCAGTGTTCTCACTAATCGTATTTTTTAAACTTTCAGCACCGATAAGCTTCATAAGGTTGCCAACATCAACGCTGTTTACCTTGTAGTTCTTGTTGCCGCTCATCTTCTTCTCAATCGACTTAGCAATATTCTCAGCTTTTTCGTTACTACTGTTTTTTGCTTGTTCCAAAAGCAGATTAATGTCAAAGTTCTCATCTGACATAACCTCTTTGCCAATCTCTTCCGCACTCTTTTTCATATCAATATTGGTGTTTATTTTGCCTTTGGCATAACTTATGCCGCTTACCGAACCGCCAAGCACACCGCCACTTACCGCACCGCCTGCTGCATCAAGTAACACCTGTTTTCCAAAATTCTCTGCGCATTTTGCTGTTGCTTCCTCTTTTGTGTAACCCTCATCAATGTACCCCTGGTATTCAAGTGCTATAGATGACATATTACCGTTAATAATACAGTCTGTCATAGTATTTGTAATAGTGGTTAATCCCTCCTCGCTTGCTTCCGTAAACATCTGCTTTCCTGCATTTTTTAAAACACTTTTCAAGCTGTCGGGACTTACCGCTTCAAATGCTTTTAAATTTTCAATACTGAATTTTTCGAAAAATGCTTCTGCAATACCTGCCGCAACACCGGTCATAAGTGCATTAGAGGCTTTACCTGTATTTTCATATGCGTCTTTTGCCGCTGCTGTTCCTGCCTCTGTCGAAAGCAAAACCATTTGCAGACCTGTACCGACACCGGGTACAAGATTGAGCGGTAAGGTTGCCGCAAAATCAGCAAGGCTCATACCTGTTTGATATAAAAATGACGCTACCTTGCCGGCAGTTTCATTCCCGATATCCGCACCTATTTTGTCAGATACCGTGCTTCTTACAGTATTAACCCTTGCCGCTGCGGTATCATATGTATTAATCCATTGATACTCTCCTGTAACACCTTCCGCAATACCCGCACCAATATACTTAAAAGCGTCACCTACAGAGCCAACGGCATTATCAAGTACACTCCACGCACTCGCACCTACAGGATTGTTCATTGCGTCCTGTTGAATTTTCTGCAAGTTTTCAATAGATGCCTGCTCCTGCATAGCTCTGTCATAATAAGTGTATAATTCTTTCGGATCATATCCCTCGTTTGCAAGATTGTTAAAGTTCTCAACAATTCTTTGTTCCTGCTCAGGAGTGTATTTATTTCCGCTTTTTAAATCAATTCTCACAGCCTCATCATTATCAGACTTTCTCTGTTCAGAATTTTTCTGATAAGCATAATACTGCTGTACAATACTCCTTACCCTTGCGTCACTTTCAAGAATATCCTTAGTCTTTTCTTCATACTCTTTTTTTCTTAATTTACTTTCGTATTTGCTTATTTCATTTAGTTTAGAAATAATACCGTCATCAATTTTTCTATCGCTTTTTGATGCAGTAGTGCCATTACTCTCGTTTTCCTTATATATATTATATAAATAAGCATGTTCAGCTTTTGCTTTTTCGATCTCTTTCTTGTAATCCTCACTTGTTGCAAACTCATCCGCCTGACTTTCAAGCCATTGTCTTTCTTCTTCACTTACATAAGGCGCATGCTTCATATATCCTTCATATGTCTTTGGAGTGTCTTTATATTTTTCCTCGTAATACTTTTCTTTTCCTTTGCTTTCGGCAATTCTTTCGGAATCTTGAGCTTCATTCATTCGTTTTTCAATTTTAGCTCCTGAACCAAGAAAGCCCGCTTGCTTTTGTATTGCCAATGCGTCTATTGTCTTTTCTGTATTTTTAACATCTAAATTTTTGTAATAATTATAATCCGCCTTTGCCTTATCAGCCTCCTTTTTGTAGTCTTCGGCTGTTGCATACTGTTCGGCTTGCTTTTCTAGCCATTCCCTTTCGTCACTGCTTACATACTGAGCATGATTCATGTACCCCTCATAAGTTTTTGGAGTATCCTTATACTTCTGTGTATAATATTCGTTTCGTTCCGACTGCTTGTTTATGCTTTTAATTTGATTTTCAACAATATTGTTACGAACAGTAAACAGTTTCTCTGCACCGGGTAAATATGCAGGTGCATTCTTTTCAAGAGTGTAATGTTTTACTCCGTTGGAATCTTTCGTTCCATTTGGCACAATACTTAAATTACTGTCTTCGTTCTGTACATGATTAAGATTTGTACTGAAAAAATTATTTCTCTGCTTCGCAGGACTTTGATATTTACCTGTCACTATATCTCTAAGCTTTTGATTAAGTCTTTCACTCTCTGTCTTATCAATATTACTAATCATTTTTTCCTCCTATATGTTAATTCCCAATTTGGCAGCAATATACGCTACATCATCTTTAGATATATGGCCCTTATCAAAACCAATCTCAAGCTGCTTTTTCGTGAACGCCTCGTTTGCATACGATACATTTCCGTTTTTATCTTCTTTCTTCAAATAAGCATTAATAAAACTTTCTGCAATACCGTTATTGTACTTTTCATCATCTGATGTAACACCGATTTTATTGTACAAATAATCTCTTTCGTCACTGTTAATTCTTCCTGCCTCAAGTGCTCCGTCAATGTACGCCTTAGAGTATGTCACATAGTTGTTAATGCCTTTCTCATCATATTTGTCCCCGTCTTCCTTAAAGTCTTTCTTCGTAACACCCATAGCTGCAAATACAGCCTCCGCATTTCTTGTTTTTCCTTTATCTTTGCTTTTCTTCTGCATATCTTTTACCCTTTCAACCCAGTTGTTATATGCGTCCTCGGATTTTGCATATTCTATTTTCCTGTTATTTTCAGCTTCCGCCTGTGCAATCTGGGCCTTACTGTCAGCACTTTGTGTGTTGTAAATGTATCTGCTGTTTTCAGCGTTTCTCTCGTCCTCAATTCTGTTCTGTTCAGCATTCAGCTTAGTTTCATATATATTGTTGTTAAGCTCGTTAAGCTGTAAGTTGCTCTGTCTGTCTGCAACATATCTGTTATATAAAGTATTAAGCTGATTTTTGTAGTCTTGTGTCAAATCTCTGTTTCTGCTGTATTCGGTACTGTCAAGCTGAGAATATATATTGCCTGCATTAGCAAGCCTGTTCTGTTCAGCGTTGTAGTCAAGCTGCGCCATCTGCTTGTAAGTCGGCACTGCGTCGCTCACATTCTCCATCTGCTTATTGGCAACCTCACCCGCAACTATATCCGCATAGCTCGGTTCATACCCGTTTGCAAGCTGTGCAGCTGTTTGTCTGCTTAACTGTGCGCCCGTCTGCGTGTTGTCTTTGTACTGTTCAACATATTTTTGGTAGTCCTTGTCATTGCTCGTATTATAGTCAAATCCTCTGTTGCTAAGCCAGCTGTTAATAGCTGTATCAATCTTATCACCGTAAGAACCACTGTATGTTCCGCTTTCCGTCGCCGCCTTTGCTGCATTGTCCTCAGCCACATCCAAATACTTCAAATCTTTTCCCATATGTTATTCTCCCAATCATTCTGCAATTTACCGTTCAAATAATTATAATAAGCGTCATTCTGCCTTTTTGAACTGTCAATACTCGCCTGCGTATCAGCAGAAACATTATTGTGCTCATACTGCTGCTCTGCAAGGTTTCGTATATTACTCAAATTGCTTGTCGCTGCCGACATCTGAGCCTGCCACCTCGCAAGCTCATTTTGGAAGTTACTCATATCAAGGCCCTTGCTTGTGCTGTACTTATTTTCGTAATAGGTCATAAAATCGTAGTCATCCTGCACCTTATCCCTGTATCTTTGATACTGTGCATTATCAAAGCCTTGCAATGTACTTATCTTATTAAGCGTATCCTCCTGCTGACTGCTCCAATTTTGATATGCACTGTTCTTAAGACTTGGTATTTTGTTTTGCAGCTCGTCCATAAAGTTGTTGTATTCTTTCTGTCCTGCCGCCTGAGCATATGAGTTTGTGTAGCCGCCTGTGTTTGCAGAGTAAGCCCCTTGCACATTCTCCTGCTGTACTTTTCCCTCACGCTTGTATTTATCGTTATATTGCTGATACTCAGAGCTGTCATCTGCGTTAAACTTAAATTCATTGTTCATATACTTATCTGCAAGGTCACTTAAAGTATCGCTGTAGCTGCTCTTATATCCGCCGTCTATTCTGTTTTTGTACGAATTAGCATAATTATCTGCTTGCGCTCTTGCCTGCTTTGTAGGCGTGCTTTCCGCAAATGTGGGCGCATTGTTTGCAACATTGTTGTATGCTCTTGTAGCGTCATTCACGCTGTTTGCGTCATAAATATTATATGCCACTCTCATCGTCCCCTTTCGTGCTTATATTCTTCAAAAAGTCCTCGCTCATATTATCCGTATCAAGACTGTAAAGCACTCCCGTAAGCGCCTCGTAAAGGTCTGCAATGTAATTCCTCAGCACACCCGGATCATTGCTCGCAGGCGGAGGGTCAATTCTAAGCACTGCCATTATCTCACCGCACTTCCTTTCTGATATGTAATGTTAATGCCGTATATCTCACAATACCCCACACCTTCGATTTTAAGTCTTAAAAATTCAGCTCTCCTAAGCGGCACAGGTATCACCCTCGGCTTTTTCTCATCGTAATATATCCTATACAGCTCGCTCCATTCGCCGCTTTCGCTAAACCTCGCAAGCACTCTTACCTTCGTGTCCTTTTCAGGCTTAATCCCTATTGCAACCTTGCTTATAAACTTTGTGTCAAAGTCGCTGTCATACATATCTCCGGTTTCGCAGAACCACTCAAAACTGTTTTCAATTTCAAGTTTCTGCTTAGTCAAATATGTCTGCAACAGTGTTACATCTCTTGCGTCAATACTGTTGTCATCGTTAACATCAGCTGTTTCAATCTGACTTTGCTTTAGTTCTTTCTCAGCTGCTATATAATCTTTAAGTAACTGCAAATCATCAGCAGTTACCACACCGTCATCATCAATATCGCCGTATATTCTGCCTGTACCGTCTTCAAACTCTTTTCCGCACTTTTTTGTATCGTAATACATAATGTTGTCAAGCAAGCTGTTTTCGCTCTCAACACACACAATATAGTTATTCTCATCATTCACATAGTACATCGTATCATTATATGTCGCTGTACAAAGCATTCTCGTATCGTCTTCCTTGTGCCATAAACCTTTCTGCACATCAAAGCAAAACATCTCGTTTCCACCCTTAATGTTTTCAAGACTTACATAGTATTTGCTCTTGTGCTTTCCTGCCACAGCGTTTCTGTACTTTTCGTTTCCAAACGCACTTTCCGAAATCAACACAGCCGTACCGCCTGAGTATTGCGCAATTCCGTTTTTCGCTTTATACAGCAGATAATCTCCCATATTCACTACGCTTTGCCTGCTGCCTTTCTCAACTCCGCTAACCCTGTATGTTGTAAGAGTAAAATTAGATGGCTTTGTGCCATATATTTTCAGTGCGTAATTCTCCTTAAAGAAAATAACAGAACTGTTCATCTTTGCAATTCCTGTAAATTCACCCTCAACCCCCACAGTCAGCGCAAAGCTGTCCGTTGCTATGCCGTCACTGTACGCATACCAGTTTTCACAGTCACCGAGCTTGCAGGCATATATCTCATTACTCTTACTTGAACATCCCCACAGTCTGTTGTCAATTTCCATTATCATGCCGGTTTCCAAATCAGGCATAATTCTCTCAACATTAATTATTCCGCAGTATGGTACACTTGAATCAATACTTGCCTTAATCACAATATAATCGTTAGCCACATCATACAATTTAAAGAATTTGTTATTCAGCGTATCAACATAGCTTGTACCAATGTCCCATTCTGCTTCGCCTACATTGTGCTCTATACCGGATATTTTTACAAAATCGCCGACTTTAAGTCCTGCCCCGATTTTATCAGCACTTATTTTCAAGTAATAGCTTGCAATTTCTGTAAAATGTTTCAACTTGTTATTATAATACTGCATATTTGTTTCTTCACTTGTGCACATCCATAATTTACTCGGCACACTTTTACATTCCTCAATCGTATCGCCTACTTCAATTTTGCTTATAAACTCTGCATAGTTTGCTCCGCCTTCCTTTCCTTTTTGCTCACTGCTGTCCGCAAAATTAATGTAAGCCGCAATCGACATCACCTTTTTTCTTGGCTTAACGCTTGTGTTAAGCGCAATTTTGTCAATCGAACAATAAAAGCCGTAATACTCGCTGTCCTGCGCAGCCTTGCATTGTATTCCATTATTATGCACTTCAATATCCGTTACCGCTCCGCTGCTAAGGTTTACATACTTTTTATCAGGAAAAATCAATACATTGTTGCCGTATTGGACAAGTTGATGTTCTATTTTTGTATCATACTCATATCCCTTAATCTCAATAAGTCTGCCGTTGTTGCACAAATAGCCTCTGCTGTCAAGGTAAATAAGTCCGTCATTAGCGCATATCACATTACTTACAATCCTTGCACTTTCTCTCGCAGTAACTCTTGCCCTGTTCTTCCTCGGCGAAAGAATCGGAAAATTGTCACCGCTCATATTCTTCATATCCTTAAATTCCGTATACAAAGTAGTGCTTGATGTAGACACTCTCGAAAATCCTGTATTGCTTGTCCTGTTTAAACCTTTAAATACAGTTATCTCACTTGTCGCTCTCCTTACATTGTTAAGCTCCGGCAACATTCCTTTCACCCCTTACATATAATATCTGTTATACCTTGTCTGCCTGTGCGTTCTGTACCAATAGCTTGTAAAGTCATTTAGCAGGTCTTTATACACTATACTGTCATTCACATATCTTTCGCTGTCCTCGTACTGTAAATCAATCATACTTGCACAAAACGCCTCGTATATTCCGTCATAAGGTGCAGGCACAAGCAGTTCTTTTCCTCTGTCCGTCTGCAAATCATACTTTCCGTACTCTCTTGCAATCTCATTGCCGCCCTCTCTGTTTGCTGCAACATTCAAAACAATGTACATCTCAACCTTATTTATATCTGCAATAATCTGCTCATCACTCACCGCATAATCTCTCTTGAGCCTTTTCACATTGTCAATTACCTGTTCAATAGTCATCAATATCACCCCATACGCAAAACGGACGATAGCCACCGCCACCGTCCGTTTTACTATTATTAGAGATTTCCAAATGGAACTTGTTGTTAAATTCTTTCCTCGGCAATAGCGTCCTCTGCTTCCTTTGCTCTTTTGCTCTGAATGCCGAGTGCAATCGCCTGCTGCTCTTTAGCGTTGTCAATAATCTCCTTTGCCTTTTTCGGAATATTCACCGTCTGCCCTTTCGGAATAATCGACTGCACGCCGTTAATATTAAGCTCAAGGTTCTTGTTGCTCTTTAGTGAGCCCATGTCAATATGCGCCTCAACTATCTCCTCTGCCTCTTCGTTTGCCTTTTTCACAAGCTGTAAAAGTCTTTTTTCTTCGGTTTTTTCCCTGTCATCGGCTTCAAGTTTTTCAGCGTCCCTCTGTGTCTGCTTAGTAAGCAGAGCAATCGTTGCTTTCATTTCCTCCTGCTGAGCAAGAATACTGTCAAGCTGTGACTTGTCAATCTCAATCTTCTCACCCTCGGCAGTAACCTTTTCCGCTGCTTTAGTTGCCATCACTCTCACTCCTTACGCTGTAATTTTTGTTGTGCTGAGCTTGCTCGCACTCTCAATTCTCACCATGCAGGTCTGTGCAATAATACCGATACCGTGTGTGCACTTCCAACCCTGTGTTGCTCTTTGGTCGAGCGGGTCCGTAGCACCGCCTGAGCCGAGCGGTTTAATAATTGTTTTCATACCCTCGCCCTCAATCTCAAGCACCTCGTACGCCTCTTTACCGAGCAAGAGTGTGCTGTAAACATCAATGCCCTCAGCACCTGCTTTCTTGAACACACAAGACATATTCGACTTCACAAAACGAATGTTGCCAATCATACCGATTTCGCCTTTAAAAATTCTCTCAGTTGCCGAGTATTTTGTAACCTCGATAAAGTCTTTAGAACGCATAAGGTCATACTTTACATTCGGGTGAATAATCGCTACAAAACTGTCGCCAATCGGCTCGGCATTCTGCATTTCAAGGTAGTTTAATCCTCTGTAAAGCACATCAACCGTAAGGGTAGACAGCTTAGTAATACCCTTTCGTGTGGTTACCTCGGTTTCTGTACCGTCACTTGCAACCGCAGGTGCGTAAATAACCGATGTACCTGTATTAAGTGCCGCTGCGTCAATCTCCTCGAGTGTTCTTCCGCTCTGACTTGCAAGCTCTTCCGCATCATGCACAAGAATATCATCACGGCTTGCAAACTGTGCAAAATCGGTCACAGGAGTGTACGCACCGTACTGGTTTACCGGAATTTCAATGTAATAGAAATTCATCTGATTACCCGGAGGTGTAACACCCTCGGTAAGCGGTGTAGTTGCAGTCGGGTACGGTGTAAGACCTCTGATGTTTACAATACCGCCGTTATGTTTTGGGAATGTTTCCCTCTTGCCAAACTGAGCGTGCACCAGCTTTTCCTGATGATTTTTCAGAAACACTCTGTTGTAAAACACCGCCTTTTCGGGTGTAAAATCATTGCCGCTTGTTTCCTCAGTGTTACCGTATGCGTTCACCACATAGCCGTTTGAGCGGTTCACACCACCTGCGTCTACCGTAACATCAAAGAGATTTAATTTAATTTCAATAAACTTTTTCATATCCGTTCCTTTCCCGAAACGGCGTCTTATCTCGGAATATGTGCCGTTCCGTTCTTAATGTTCTCTACGAGCGTATCAAATTCACTGTCGCTCATATCTTTTACACTCTTCGCCACAGCTCTTGAACTTCTCTGATTAACATTCTCGCTTATTCTGTTAGCATTAGCCTGCATATGCTTAGTAGCAGCACTCATCGCAGCCTTTGCGGTTCTGTTCACCATTTGCTGCCTCAGTTCATCAGCGTGCGCCATCTCATATGCGAATGTTGTGTCAAACACTTCATCATTTTTGCCTGTGGACTTATTTTTCTCCGTATTTCTCTTAGCAATAAAATCAAGCGCAGCCGTAAATGCAGGATTATTCATCTCTTCCTGCAAATTAAAATCAGGGTAAGTTTCTCTTGTTTTCAGCGCCATGTTTTGCAGTCTTGTATCAAGCTCTGCCATCGCCTTTTCCTGTCTTAATCTGTTAAGCTCTTCCTTGGTTTCATTTACTTCTTTGTCGCTGAAATACTTATCCTGCAGTTCTTCGGCAGTCATACCGCTGCCAAGTGCTTTTTCGCTAAAGTAGCTCGAATCACCCTTTACAGCCTCAAGTAAAGCATTAGTATCGTTGCTGTCAATATTATATTTGTTCGCAATAATACTCAAAATCTCATTGTCGGTACTTACTTGATTTTTAAGCGTGTCAATCTGATTTTTCGCTTTTGAAAATCTCTCAGAAAATGAAGTGTTCATCTTCTTGCCAAACTGGTCTTTGTACTTGCCTTTAATCAGACTTTCAAATTCCTCGTCAAGATTTTCCGCCTGCTGTCTTTCTGTACTTTCAGCCGCAGGTTCTTCCCCTTCCTTGTAGCCGTAAGCATTCTGATAGCTCTCTAGCAAATCATCACTAAGCCCGAGCCTCTGCGCTTTAGCTTTGGTTTCCTGCTTTATTTCAGTTTCCTGTGTGCCTGTGGTCGCACCGCTACCATCACTTGCCCCTTCTCCGTTTCCGTCTGCTGTTCCTGCACCTTCACCGTCAAAAAGGTTAATAATGACCTTCGTATATTTTTCCATAAGTTTCTCCATTCTCTCGTCTTTCCGAGGTGTCCTACCGTCTTTCCGGCGTGCCGGGCGATAAGCTCCACTCACTCTCACCATTATATTTTTATTATAATATTTCGCTGTTTTTAAAAACAACCCCACCGTTTTTAATTTCAATCTCGTCACGATAGTTTTCCTCAAACATCTCAAGGCCTGTCATAATCGCCTCAATCTTCTGTCTTAACTTAAGCTCAAATACCATTCTTTCGCATACGCATTTAATTTTCACATCGCCGTACTCGTATACAATCTCAGGTTCTTCAAGTCTTGCCTCTGTGTCTTTAACAATCTGTACAAGCGTGCTCACAAGTGCACTTACACTCACGCACACATCGTGCGTACAGTGACCCTTGCATTCAAATTCAAAAACTGCTGTGCTCGGCTGCTTAAAATCAAACTCTATTTGCGTCTTTATTTCTGTCATACCGCTGCACCTCCATTCATAACCGCATTATTCCGAGCCTGCATAGGATTTTGATTTACTGCCTCCTTGTTCGCAAGCATTTCACTCATCATCTGATTTTTGTTGTATAGCTCCTGAACCGTCTGCTCAAGCGTCTGATTTTTCTTTATCATTTCCTCAACCTTTGTCTTCCCCTCAAAGCTCATTCCCTCAAGAGCAATCAGTGCAGAATCTGCATTCTGCGGATTAAAAAATCCGAGCTTGTAAAGGTTCATCATCATTTCATTGCTTGCAGCCGTTGCAAACGGGCTTGCCTTTTGAGCCTTAACCTTAATGTCAAAAATCGGCATACGGTCAAATATCTGTCCGCTTTCATCTGTCTGCTGTTTCATAAGCTGCGAGTTGTCAAAATCAATGTACTCTGTCTTGTTGTCCTCTCCCGTAATTCTGTAAAATCTCGGTAGAGTGTAAAACTGTCTCATCAGCTCAATAATGCAGCTGCAAATTTCTGTAAATATATGATAACCGCTCTTATTAATATCTCTGCTTATCTTTCCGCCTGCCTCTTGCAGTGCAGCAATAGCAGAACCGGATGTAACACCTGCCGCACCTGTGCCGTTGCTTGCGTCATTTGTACCCGTAGTTTCCTTGATTTCGTTAATAAGCGCATTATACATATTGAGCGCACCTGCTGCAATGTCTTTGGTTTCAAACGGCTTTGTTGCGTTCTCAACACTCTGTGCCTCAATAAAATCCTTGCTCAAATCGTTAAGGTCAGCAATATTAAGTCCTGCATTTGAATTAATAATGCTCCTCGTCTGAGAATTTACCTTTATGTTCTTTAGAATATCCCTTTTAAGCTCATCAAGATTGCTCTGACAGCTCCTGCAAATGTCAACAAATGAAAATCCCGCAGGCGTATCTCTTAACTTAAAAAGCGGGTCAAGGAAAAACGGGTAAAGTCCATGGTTATACAGTCCATTCGGATACTTTTCAGGCTCGTTCTCCGTAGCCTCAAGTACCTTTTCCCCGCAAAACTTCACAAAGTGCAGTACGCCGTTTTTCTTGTAGTACCAATCTATAACCGCTGCTTTACCATTTTCCTTATTGCTGTTGTCATATGTTCTGTAATTCTCAAGTCCCATTGTACTTGAGCTTACATCTTCAAGCTGTGGATACATCTCCTTGACTTCCTCAAGGTCATAAAGCCGCACATAAAACACATTTCTGCTATCCTGTATGTCCTCAATAAACGGCTCCCAAAAAAGGCTCAGAATATCCGCCTTGCAAATTTCTACATCGCCAACGCCATTATCTTTTTTTCCGTTCCATACTACCGCATACGCACCTGTACCGCCGACAAGTTTGTCTGTATTCACCTCACTGTAAACTTGTAAAAAGCCGTTTCTCTCAAGCACGCATGGCATTACGCTGTTAAGTATCTTAGCCGTTTCCTCGTCATCTCTCGCTCTCGGCAAGAAAACAGGCTCGGGAAAATTGTCCATCAGGTCTGCATGTTTGTTCATAATCACATTAAGCGTCTGACCTCCCATGCGTTTCGGAATCAGTTCATTTCTTATGCTGCCGTCCTCACTTTTGTACTTCTTCGGTTTATCGTTATCTGTGTAAAGCAAATTGTATGTATCAAAATTATTCTTGTACCTCACATCATAGCTCTTCTTACTCGCTATGTAGTCATTAAGCACACTTCTCGCCTTTGCAATCTCTTCGCTGCCAATCGCCTTTGCACTGCCCTGAGCCGCTGCTTCATCGGTTTCATCGTCTGCACCGCCATTTGCCACTGCATTAATGTCCCTACTTTTTACTACCGCATTAAAACTTTTCTTTGGGTGCACACCCTCCGCCTCAGCCGAGTATGTGCGTATCGGCATAATAACGCCGTTCTCATCTCTCTTTACTTCCATTTTTTTCCTCCTAAAAAATATTGCTCCTGTCAAGCGGATCAAACTCCGGCACCTGCTCAAGTGCGTTCCTGCGTGGATTAATAACATTCATCATCATCGCATATCTCGCCTCATCATATTGATGGTCCTCTCCGTCTGTGTCTATGTCCTCAACATACCTCTCAGAATACACAAGGTTCGGTATAGTGCGAATAAACTCCCTGCAGCTCTTGAAAATGTAGTACATCGCAACGCCGTCATTGTCAAAAGCAAGGCGGTAGTGGAATTGCATAAGTCCTGCTATACGCTCATTGTCCCCACGCTCCCAGTAAACGCCGTATTTAGCCATACTTGCCGCAATGCTTGCACCGCTGCCGTTGTCCGCAAAAATTGCAGGGTCAGCAACACCCATTATTTTCCTGCCCTTAAGATTTTCATCGTTCTGCTCAATCTCTCTTATCTCCTGCGCCAGCTTGTCAAAATTCTTTTTAAGTCCTGTATTAGGGCTGTTTTTCGCACAGCCGTAATATTCTCGTATGCGGTAATACCGACCGTCATTGTCCACAGCGTGCCACCCGACCGAAAAGGGTCTTGTATATCCCCAGTCAAAGCTGCGTATAATCTTCCAGCCCCAGGGAATTTTAAAGTCATTAATCACATGAGTAAATCGCCTGTCATTGTAATGCTGCGGATCGTCCGTAAACTCAGTAAATACCTGCCCTTCAAAGCTGTCCCAACTTCCGTATAGCAAGGCATTTCTCTCTGCCTCCGGTCTGTCCGCAAGCCTCTTAAGATACATATGGTCATTTTCAAGCAATTTCTTATTATCAAACACACTTGACGGTACAAACACCTTCGATTGCCAATAGCTTTTCAGCGTACCGTCAGGCTGTTTTACCACTAACTTTTTCCAAATCGTAGTAAACGGCTTTCCGGCAGTAACAAATTCTTTCTTAACCCAACCGTGCCCCACACCTCCGGGGTTGCCCGTTGCTCTTACATACACCCTCGTCCCGGGGCCGCTTGCTCTGTTTCGTGACTTCAAATAGCTGTACTCATCAAAAGTAAATTGTGTCAGCTCATCAAATCCTATAAAATCATACTGCAATCCCTGATATTTAAACTTATCCTGCGTGCGGAAAAGCGAACCAAACTGCACTTTTGCGCCGCTCGGAAATGTAAATGTGTGCTTCGTATCGTTAAACTTCACATCTTCACAAAGTTTAGTGTAATAATATCTTGCACGCTCAATCAACTGCTCAAGTTCGGGCACTGTCTTTCTCAAAATAAGTCCTCTGTAATTGCCCACATTCACCTGCCGCACTGCCTCAATCACAAGATAGTCCGATTTTCCACCTCCTGCCGCACCTCCGTAAAAGCCCTCGTCCTCACCTCGGCTCAGCATAAGCCGCTGCTTAGGCTGCGGCGTCCAAATTTTGTTTTTAATCATTCAAAATATCCTCCTCGGGTGGAGTGAGCAGCTGCATTTCGGGCAGCTCAATAATATTGATTTCCTTGTTGCTCTCCTCTTGCTCCGTACCTGCAAGCACCTGCTTAATGTTAAGCAAACTCTTCGATATTTCCGCTATACTTTTTGTGTCCACAAGCCCCTTGTAGATTTCTATATCCGTTTCCCTTGCGGTTTCCTCAATTTCTTCTGCCTGCCCTTTATCGTTAATGCCCTCTGTCTTTGTCTTTTTCGTTCTCACAGTAACTTTTTCGCACTTGTCAACTTCGTCAATAGCTCTGTTAATCTTTGCAATCAGCTTGCTTGCAGCAGAACATACACGCTCAATGTCGCTTACGGTCTTTCGCACATTCTTGTCATTGAGCTTTTTCGCCACCTTGTCCGCCGCTTTCTTGTGCTGCTTGCGCTTTTCCGCTGCCCATTTTTCTTTTACACTCTTTTTCTGCACAGCAGAGGCACTCACACCGTATTTTTTCGCAATATTTGCAAGACTTATTTCGCCCGTTACATATTCAGCTTTGATTTTTTTCCAATCAATTCTCTTTTGATCACTCATCTGCACCACTTTCTTTTTTGCTTTTTGCTCAAATTTAACTACATCTACTTAAATTTTAAAGCAATCTGCGACCAAATCAACCCCACCGCCCTGCTATCCTCTTATCACACGCAACCATTCAAATCCGTCGCACACATATTTCATAAATTTATCATTCTAATAGCGTAGCTATTAATTTTCAACTTAAAACCAACAAAATCAAGCATAATTTTAAGCATTAATTTAAGCGTGCGAAATAAATCACACGCTTTTCTCATTCTTTGTATCTTTCTTCATTCATTTTTGCAATGCAGCACCCACGCCAGCATTTGCAGTTGCAGAAATTAACTTCATATTCTTGCCGCTGCTTTTTCGTTTCAAATTCAAGTGTGAGCTTAACAACTTCCTCACAAAACCCCTCACATTTTATTCTCATATCCCCACTTTTGCAAAAAAATGGGCAAATTGCTTTCGTACTCTTGTCCACCATTTCGTTCACCCCCCTGCACCAATAAGCCGTCCGCAGACAGCTTGTTTATGAAATATCAAATTTTTCATACGCAAGAGGCAAAAAAGCAAAGTACCAGCTTGCACCTGTTATATCGTTGTAATTGTAGTTCTCATCGTCCTTGAGCATAAAACAACCGTCAGGAATTTTTATCATTTCACCACGCTCAAGTTTCTTAATCTCCCTGCGCCCTGCCTCTTTTACAGTAACATCAGGCTTTTTAAGACATCTCGCTGTCCTTATCCTCTTTTCTCCGGCCACATCTTTGGTGATGTACTCTGCAAGTTTTTCATAATATCCGCTCTGATACAGTGCAGTAAAGTTTATTCCGTCATACTCCCAATATTTCTCTACAAACTCAAGAGCCTCACGCTCAACAATAATGTGCATATGCCAGTTCTTTCCCAGCTTTCCACACTCCGTAAACGATATGTACTTAAACTTTTTTCCAATTTTGCGAAAAGCGTCACGCATTTTTCTTTTCCATTTGCTTGCAATCTTTTCGAATTTATCTTCCGTAAGCTCCGCCCTTGGCACGCTCAGCCTTACAAAATAGTCACCGCTTGTAAAATTGCAAAGTATAAGCCTCTGCATATTTTTGATTGCTCGCATTCTGTTAGCTCTTTTTTGCTTTTCGGGTGTAAGACTTTGATTTATTTTTCTGCCCCCGTAATTTTTCCCGATTTTGCGAAAGGATCTGTAATATTCAATTTCAGTGAGCGGACCACTTTTTATAGTTCTTTTGTATGTAAACATTATATTATATATCCTTTCTCAAAGTTCGTCACTTAAATAATTGCTTTAGCAGGAAAGTCAAGCGGCTCAAAGGCCGCTTTTTTTCTTTCCGTTACATCTCAATTTTCGCTCTGTTTTATCTCACCATATGCGTCCTTATACGTTTTCAGCTGTCCGCTCAGGTATATGTTCTGTTCAATCGCCTTGCACAAGTTCACTTCATTGCTACTGTATGTATCATTAAGATTCTTAAGATTTCCATACACAAGGTTCAATTTTTCTCTGTACTTTCTGCAAGCCTTTACAGCTTTTTCTTTTTCATCTGCGAGCTTTTGTGCCTCTTCCGACATTTCATCCATCAACTTGTCCCTGTGAGTAATGCAGCTTTTCAAGTTTTCTATCTCTTCCTTTGTTTCCCTTTTATCAATTCTGTGAATTCCATAAAAGATAAAAGAATAAGCCGCAAATACTGCAATTACAATAACCCCGTACATTCTCTAACCCACCTTTCTATAAACGCACTTAATCGCCTTAATCTGATTATCAGTAAGATTAACAATGTCCTCTCTTGAAACGCCTACAAACATCACCGTTCCCTTGTAAACCTCGCCTGTATCCTTGTTCTCAAGATTATCCTTGCCGCTGCCCGAATAAATCATCTTAATTCTGCCTTTAAGCAAGTCCTTGTTTTTGAGTTTCTCACTCCTCAAAAAGTTCTCAATCTCAACCCTGTCAATCATCTCAACCATACCTCTAATCTCGTCATTGTAGCCAAGCGGCTCTGCGTACTTGAAAACCAGTACCTTTTCCTCTGCCATCGTTTTTATTCCGTCCTTTCTTCCTGTATATTTTTCCCAGCAGTTGCACACCACTCCTCTGCTCCTCGCTGAGCAGCGTGTAAAATGCCTGCAATTCTCACAGCTTTTCATCTTCACTGTCCGCCTTTAGCTTTATGTACTTAAGCAGTACAGCCGAGGCCTCCTCCCAGCCATAGCAAACAAGCGCCAAATTGCCCTGCTCTCTCAGTCTCTTTATCCATTTTCGCTGCTTTTCAGTCGCTTTGTTGTTGCCCACCTTGAGTTCAATGTAAAGTGCGTGATATTTCCCCCTCGATACAGGCAGGCACAAATCAGGCACACCGGCTCTCACACCTTGCCTTTTAAGGTTAAACGGTGATGTATCAGATGTTATGCACTTAAATAAGCGCCTCTCACACCTTGCCTTTTAAGGTTAAACGCCTCTTTCTGATTTCTCTTGCCACCATTTGGTACATGATACAGCAAGTCAAGCTGCGGATAAGTATTTCTCGCATACGCAACCCAGTTGAATAGCTTAATCTGCTCATACGCCTCATTTGTCATTCAAGCACCTCCAAATCACCAAGATAATCAGCCACAATTCCGTACGCTATCACCATTCCTTCGCTTATGTAATAATGTTTGTCCTTTCTGCTTTTGCTGTCATTATATCCGCTCATCTTCTCCTGTTCACTTTCTATGCGTTCGGATATTTCAGCTTTTAATTCGTCAAGGGTCATTAATTTTCACCCTCCAGTCTTCTTTCAAGCCGCTCAATCTTTTTCTGTTTCCATTTATTCACTTCTTTATCACATTGAAACATTATCTTGCATTGTTCAAGCATAATTTCAACATCTGCCATTTCTTCAAAAATATTATCAACAGATTTCAAATCATCTTCAAGTGATATTTTTTCTTTAGTATAATTTAATCTTATAAGGCTTTTACACAAAGCCTGCGACAATTCAGACAACTCTTCGACCGTCTTTATCAACTGATTTTCAACACCGTATGTATTGATTGCTTTATACATAGTCTCTTTTGATGTCATTCTTCTGCCTCGCTTTCTAGCCAATGCTTTTTGCAATCAATGCAGTTACCGTGAAATTTATTACAATATTCCATCGGAACATGACCGACACACCCGAGCAAAGTAATATCACCTTGAACCATTTCGTCAATTGACATCTGTTTGATTTTCTCGTAATTAGTCATTGTTTTCCTCCTTATCCATTCTATCCATTCTCGCACCGCAATGAGGGCAATAGTTTTCAAATTGATAACGGTTGTTAATGACTTGATAAACAACCTCTCTCCCGCAAGTTAAGCAGTATGCTTCCGCTTCACCTACTTTTCTGTCTTTCTTTTTTACCCACTTTGAGAGTTTAACTTCTTTAAGTTTAATTTTTATACGACTGATTTTTTTAATGTGGGACAATCTAAAAACACAATTACTAACAACCTTATCCCCACAAGTGCAGAAATATCGTAACTTTGGTATTGACAAATTAGCGTCATTTTCAAAGGCTTTTTCACCTGTTTTATGTAAAATGCCCTCAATCACCGTTCCGTCAAAAAGTACGATTTCAACATATTTCCCTAAATGTCTTTCGAGTTCATATCTTGTCATAATTTTTACTCCTTTAAAGTTCTGACTTTTTCGCCATATCTGCGAGTTTGACCTCTGAATAATATTTCTCTCATTTACTTTCACTCTCCTCAATCGCCTGATTCCAACACGTATAACAGCTAATCAAGTCACCTTCTTTTGTTTTTGCACAACCCGAAACAACTCCTAATTTTTTTAGACAAGCCTTTGGTACTCCGTGACTAAGCTCTGCGTTCGGATAATGTTTCAAAAATTCACTCAAATAAGTTTTCTGCGGATGTTCATCCGACCACTTCTGGACAATGGCAACTGTTTTTTCTGGGTAGAGTATTTCAAGGGTTGAACACGAAATATCCATATCATTATTTTTTTCGCTCAAAGGGCAGTTTGCACAATTAAGTTTACACACTCCAACCGCTTGCTGTTTGGTCATTCTCCGTCTTTCAGATAGATAGTTTGTAGTTTTTGAACAATCAATCATTTTTCTTACCTCTCTTTTCACTCACAACATCTGATATAATCTTTCCTGCACGCACTAAAGCTGTGTATTCGCCGTAGCTGTAATATGTGTTATGTATTTTGTTATACTTAGCAATCTCAAGACATACCAAATCAAGATGATCAAGTTTTTTCTGTTTCATATCATTTCTCCTTAAATACCAAAAGAGCAGCCGCACCTGCTCCGGCAATAACATTATGCAATTACAAGGCAATATTAAATTTTAGGAAGAATAATCAACGAAAGTTGTACTTTCTGATATATAGTAAAGCCGTGCGGAGCTTACTAACTTAATTAAAAGCCTTCATTCATCAAAAGCTTTTCTACGCACAACGATAAGAATTTGCTTACCGTTATGCCGTCTTGCAGCTTATTGTATCTGCTTATTTCTATACATTTCTTGTCCAGTCTGTCTAAAACTTTTTTCATAGCCTTTCGCCTCAATATTCTATCCCTATGTAATCAAGTACCCTTGCCCAGCCGTACTGCGTTCCGTCCTCGTCTTTACAGCAACGGTACATCCAATATTCCCATTCTTTCAGATTGCGCTCTTTAAGCAAGTCAAATCTATGTGGCCTTTTTTCAAGTTGAATACCAAATCCGCACATAGAGCAGCCTGTGCGCTGTGCTTTTGTTGTATACAGAGTACCGTCATCTTTTCGCTCAATCGTTCCGTAAATTTCAGGAACAGGTACTTCCAGCTCAAGCGCAAGCTGTAAAATATCCTGTCTGTTAAAAATAGCAAATGGAGCTGATCGCACCGTTGTCTTGCCAAAATAGTTACATCCATTAATCATAAGCGACTTTGCTCTTCTACCACCTTCAGATGCCATAAGTCCCAAATATGGCACACTGTTATGTTCTTTTGCCCAATCGTCGCAAGGCTTTTCTTTTAAATAGTAGCAGCATTTCGATGAAACTTTAAAATTCGGTATGCTATAATTCACACCCTCATTTTCGTTCTCATAACCGCCAAATTTCTCAAGCCATTTGTTGCTCAGTTTCATTCGTGTGTTTTTCCTATAACCGCCAAACTCTCCCGTTTCACCTGTTATTATTGCGTGCCTTACTGTTTTATTTTTCTCGGTCGGATGTTGCAGAGTTTCAATCTTACCTGCAATCTCTTTTGACAATACAGGAAATCCAAACTCCTGCAATATCTCAGGCTTTTTCCATCTATGCTCCGTTCCGTTCTCGTCAACATATCTTACAGCTGACTTTAAGCGCTCAATTCCTAATTGTTTATGTACTCTCTGAATGCTCACATCTTCAAGTATACTAACGCTTACGCCAGGAGCATTAATTCCTATTGACCTCAAAAACATAAACAAAGTAATACTGTCAAGTCCGCCTACGCTCACATGAACATTTAAATCACGCTTTGCAGCCTCGTTATAAAACTCCCATGCTCTTATATATGCATATCTTTTCTTGAACTCATAATCTTGTTTTTGCTTAACTCTAAAATCAGCAATCTTCTTCTCAGCACCAATTCTGTTAAGTCTTTCCATTATATTCTCTGCCATTGTGAAAACCTCTTTTATTTTTAGTGTGCTGGAGCAGCCGCACCTGCTCCGCAGTAACATTATGCAAGTCAGTAATATTATTAAATTTTAGGAAGAATAATCAACGAAAATTGTACTTTCTGATATATAGTAAAGCCGTGCGGAGCTTACTAACTTAATTAAAAGCCTTCATTCATCAAAAGCTTTTCTACGCACAACGATAAGAATTTGCTTACCGTTATGCCGTCTTGCAGCTTACAATTAAGCACTTTTTCCCAGTGTTCAAGATTTTGAGAAGATGTATAGTTGATTGCATGTCTTATTGATCTCTCAACTCGTGAACCCGTCGAAGCAACTTCATTTGCAACATCTTCATACAATTTGCAAAAACTTATATCTTCGCAAGCATTTGTAAGTTCATACAACTTACAAATAGCTATGGTCGAATAGTTGTATCCGTTCAAATTTGGAGTAATTCCGAGTGTAAGCAACAATTTCTTTGCTCTCTTAATAGTTTTTTCCATTTTGATTTCACCTCTTGATTTTTATAAAACTTATTGCTATAATAAATATGTAGTTTAGGCAATAAGCCTTACTTGAGCGTTGATCACTGCCCTGTGTCAACGCTCTTTTTTTACGTTTCCGCCTCTTGCAACAATCAAATGCTGCCTTTTGCCCATATTTGTATCAACTGTTTCAACAAGTTCTACAGATACCATTAGCTTACCTTTCTGACTTCTGCGGTATATAACTGCATTAATCTTGTCAAAACGCTTTTCAAGCACATTTGGCAATTTTAAAATAACCGGCTCTTCTTTTATAAAAGCCTCTTTAATCTCCGCTGCTGTCATTGCTTTCCTCCGCGGGCTCAAATACATCCGCTGTCACATACTTAAAACATCCGTCATAAATCAAAAATCTTATGTCATATCCTTGTTTGTTTTGAGCTCTAAAGCGACATACATCATATACTGCAAAGACTTCTGATATATCTTCTTTACATCTGACTTTAAACATATGTACTCCTGTTAAGTTCTTATTGCTTAAGTTCTTATTGCGTACTTACAGCACTTAATAAACTTCTTGCAGTTCTTAACAACACGCTTAAATCCGACTGCTTTGTTACAAAGTTTGTGATTGTCGAGGCTCTCTTTAGTTTCAGCTACATAGTTTAGTATGTCTTCGAGCCTTTCGGCTGTCACTGTATCAAGTCCCTGCAATGTCATTACCTCGCCGTCCTTGATATTAATAAGTATATTTTCCATTACTCAACCACCATCCCGCAAAGTTCCATTAGGTCCACGCTTACCTCAAACTCAACAAATTCTATATCGAACTTCACAGATAACCTACAGCACATCTCGTCCTCATAGTCAGGGTAACATCTCCTGTACAGTGTAGCCGTTATAAACTCATCATCGTTCTTGTATCTAAGCACTGCTTTGTCATTACGCAATTCAAACTTGCAGTCCTCTGCACTCTTTGCCATAGCAAAGTAATCCTCATTGTCTTTTTCGTATTCACTGCCTGCATATGTCTTCACAAGCTTATACATACTCTCTTTTGTAATAATTGCAATTCTCATAATTAATAATCTCCTTAATTGTTTATTCGTCGCATACCTTTCGTGATTTAAAAAGGTCCGCCATCGGTATGCCGAACTTTTTAGCAAACCTGCTCAACTCCTCAACCGTAAACTTACCCGGGTCCTCAAGCCTTGTGCGATATGTCCCCTCCGAGCAGTGAGCCACAAGTGCCTGCCCTTTTCGGTCAATCTCTCTTATTTCCGATTCATACTGAATGTTTGCAATAAGCAGCCTTTTCATTTTGTCCTCCGGCTTTTTAAGTGGTCTTGGCATTCTCTCCACCTCCTTATTCTATTTTCTTGCCTCCCCTCTTTTTATGTGCTACCATATAATCGAAAGGAGGTGTTATTTATGAAAACATATAAGTTTGACAAAGCAACTCAGATTATCTTCAGATATATTTATGAAAATCCAAAAACAGATGTAATCCATCTTGAATGTTTGACTGAAGATACATTTAAAAATAGGAATGTCCACGACGAACAAAAGATGTTTAACGACTATGCTCACAGTTGTGCTGATTACCTTTTGGAATGCGGTTTAATCTATACAATTAAAGAGCAGTCGCATACATTCTATTCTGTTTCGGCAAAAGGAATGGCATATTTGAAGTATAAAAAAAGTAATTTAATTGAAAAATATTTTCCTTTTGCCGTTTCTCTTATATCAGTAACTCTTTCTGTTGTTGCTTTCATAATTTCCTTAATTTAATTTTTCTTATCCTCCTGATTGCTGTCGGGGGGATTTTTCTTTGAATTAAGCTCCCATTGAAAACATACTTCCCTGTTTCCCGTTTGCCTCTCAAATTCCGAGATTACCGTTTTCATCAGCTTTTCAAAATAAATAGCGTCAGCTCCACGAGGAATATTTGAAATGCATATTCTTAAATTGTCTTTATCCATAAGCATAATGTCGCCTGCACTGATTTTTCTTCCTTTTGCCTCATTCATACGAAGTGCGTCATAAACAGCATTTCGTATCATGTGGTAAATCTTCTCCCTGCATTTTTTAAATATCATCTAAACACCTCCTTATTCTATTTTCTTGCCTCCCCTCTTTTTATGTGCTACTATATTACTGAAAGGAGGTGTAAATATGCGTAATTATGAAATCGATAAATTTGCAGCCAACACTGCAAAAGAAATTGTTGTTGCAATGGCTTCAACCTTTAATTTTCCTGCTGATGCAGAAAGTGGAAAAGCCGTTTCAGAGTTTTATTCCGAAATTTTCAACGGTATTGCTGAAACACTCGGTAACTCAAATTTGGATACAACAAATCTCTAAAGAGTAGTAAACTCTTTTAATGCTCTGACGACCTCGGGAAGAACTTCCACTTCTTCCTTTGTAGGTCGTTTTTTATTTGCCACTCTTTCAATAAAATTTACAAGTGAATCAATCACTTTTGCAGCCTGTTCACCTTTCATTATTCCACCTCCTTATTTAGCTTATCTGAAAATCAAATTTGACATTATACAAATATTTTTGTATAATTGTATTGCCTTATGGCAAAAGGAAGGAGTTGGTTTTTTTGACCAAACTTTTGACTTTGCCGGTTCCTGTTCAATGCTGATGCTAAGGCTATCATGGCGGAGCCAAACCGCCTAAGTGAAGCAGTAAATCAAGAAATTGGTAGTCCTTTTACTGATGATAGATGTTAATGTAGAGATAACCGGAACCTTAACCGGTATAAAAAATTAAGAGAAAACTTTACATTTAACTCTATCTGCAATTTGCACAGGTAAAAAAATTGGGAACAAGTATTAACGAAAGGACCGTTGATGCTTGTTTTTTTATCTCAAAAATAATTCTGCCCTTTTGTTAATATCTGTAATATTAAGACATTCGCAAATTTTTATTGCCTCAGATAAAGTAAATTCAGATTTTCCTGTTATCTTAGATGAGAGCGAATTTTGTGTAATTTCAAGTTCTTCTGCCAGCCTTACTTGTGTATATCCGGCTTTTTTTATTTCTTCTTTTAATTTTACCGAATTGATATTAGCCACCTCCTTATGCCGGTTGTCTGAAAACATTAGGATCAATATCAAGAAGAACTAAGTTTAAGTTTTGCCATTTTCTCACCTGCTTTTCGATATTTTATTGCTTTATTACCCAAATAATGTTATTATTTATTTAGAAAGGTGGTGCACATATGAGTGACCAAAACATAAATGATACTGCTTATGGTGTTACAAAAGCTGTTTTAGAATCAGAAGCAGTAAGTAATCTTACAAATCCACCAACAAAAGTTGCAGGTGGTCTGTTAGCCGATTTCATAAACTTAACTGTAGGCGGCATACATTATGCTTCAATAAAAGCCGAATTAAAGCGCCAAAAAAAGTTTGAAGACTTTAAAGCTAACATTCAAAAGGGTGTAGATAATATTCCAACAGAACATAAAGTTGAATCGAGAGAATCGATTATTGGACCTGCTCTTGAAAAAGCGAAATACTTTATGAATGAAGACGAAATTCGTGAAATGTTTGAAAAGTTAATCGTCAATTCATTCGACAGTAGAAAAATCGAAAAAATTCATCCGTCTTTTTCTGACATCATTCAACAAATGTCGCCTATAGATGCCCAAAACCTAAAATGTTTTTCTGTTGAAGAATATTTGCCAATATGCGAAATAATGATAAAGCTTGAAAAAGGCGGTTATAAAATTTTGCAAACTAATATTTTTTGTAGTAATGAGTTTTGCGATTCAATTGAGCAACAATCAATTTCTTTATCGTCTTTATCTCGTATGGGTCTTATAAGCATCTCATATGATCAATACATAACTGATGATTCAGTCTATAAGATTTTTGATTCTTTACCTATAGTAGTAGATTTCAAAAATCAAATAGAAGCCATGAACAAATCAAATAACAGTAATCAAAAATTTGATTTACATAAAGGAGTTGCAACACTTACTCCTGTTGGACAAGCATTCATTGATGTTTGTCTAAACCCTTTGCCCAGCGAATTAAATCCATAATCTGTGCATCATATTTATTCAAATAGCTGTCAAGCGTTTTTATAATGCGGACAGCTATTATTTTTATTGCGATAGTTAAGGATACCACAGATATACACAGATTTGTTAGTATCATAATTATGCATAAGTTCACTTTTCACACCTCCTTATGCCGGCTGTTCTGCTTTTTCAAACAGGTATTCCAGTTCATACTTAGGAAACAATCTTTCTTTAATTGAAAAAGCCTCTCCAATAGAAAAGTCGCCTTTGGTTATTTTATTGCGGAAGGTACTCTCAGGCATTCCTATTGCACCTGACACAGATCGCCATGACATTCCATTTGCATTGATTTCTCTGTCTAAATTAGGATACATTTTTAAACCTCCTTTATTAATTTACGCATCTGCGTAAATATTGGTATCTTGCATAAAAAACAATTTTGTTTATTAGCAAATATTCTAAATTAACGCAAATGCGTTATTTTATGTTGATTTATGCAATTTTTTGCTATATAATAATTACAAAGGAGGTACTGATATGGGAATTGGTGCAAAATTATCCGAAATTCTTAAATCACAAAACAGTAATCCTAATGAATTGGCGGATAAAATCGGTATTACATCATCTACAATATACAGTATTATCAAAAGGGATAATATGAAAGTAGATATTTCAGTTCTTGCTAAAATATGTAAAGCACTTAATGTTAAGATGGAAGTGTTTTATGATGAGTATATTTCAGATAATAAATCCAGCTTTCAAGTTCCGTTTACATTAACAGAACACGAAAAAGAAGTGATAACCGCATACAGGTCAAAGCCCGAAATGCAGCAGGCAGTTGACCGACTTCTCGGAGTAGAAGAAAGTAAAGTTGTAGGGCAAGTTTTTCGTGCTGCTTGTAACGGCAAAAATCCGGAGTACATTACACTTACGGATGAACAGCGTAAAAAACTTGAAGAGGCACCGTCAACTGATGAATTGTAGGAGGTGAACGGATTGTTTTACGGAGCATATAAAAATGTCAGAAATTCCGCATGGCAATGTTTAATAGATTTTAAAATTAACTCTTTGCCTGTTGATGTTTTACAAATTGCAAAAACGGCAGATATTAAAGTTATTAAAAACAGTCTGATAAATGAATTAAAAGAATCTGAACTCGGTGCAGCTCTTTGTGACGGAGATAAATGGTACATAATATATGACGACACATTATCCTCATCACAAAAAAGATTTGTCGTGGCACACGAACTCGGTCATATTTTCTTGGGACACAGGCTCAAAAACGGTCACTTTATTCACGATAACTATAAGCTTGAAAAAGAAGCTAATTCTTTCGCCTCAAAACTTCTCTCACCGGCATGTGTACTATGGGGATTAGATTTACATTCAACAAATGAAATTTCAAAACAGTGTAACCTTACATCTCAACAAGCCGCTGCAAGAGCAAGACGAATGTCTGTTTTATATAAAAGGCAAATGTTCCTTAAAAGTGACATTGAAAAGAAAGTATATAAACTGTTTGAAGATTATATACAAAAAGAAATACACGCCTGTTAAACAAGCGTGCATAACGTAACCGCTAACGAGCGGTATATTTTTTAAATTTTGATGTGCAAATAATTAACAATTTTGTTTAAAAAGGAATTTTATTATGAAAAAAGGTTTATTTTATTGGCTCGGTGCAATAGCCAGCTTATTCCCCGTTATATTTTTAAATTTACCGATCTTTCTAATTCTAATTATTGTAACAGTCATTTTTTTATTGTCAATGTTTCTGCCGACTATCTCGGTAATCACTGAGGCGGTACTTTGGGTTATTGCAGCCGTTAACATTCTCTCTCACCCGTTTTCATTCATTACCGTTTTGTTTTTCGTAATCGGCATATATTGGTTAATTTCTAATGTTCCTTTTATTATTGCGTATTGGTACGACATCATCAAAAACAAATAAACGCTAATTTATAAATAAAAGTACAAGGAGAGAAAGTTATGCTAACTACCGAATGTAAAACTTGTGGTAAAAATATTACCGGATACAAACATTATTATTGCGATAACTGCTACCGAAAAATAGTTGCAAAAGATATCATGCTTGACCTTTTGTATGGTGCTGTTTGGTCAACCTTAACCACCTCTCTGTCTATGAAAGGAATCCGTCTTGGAGCAATCACAACGCTTTTGCTACTCAGTCCAGTTGTATTTATCAATTTAAGACATAAAGGCAACAAAGTAAAGGGATTAGAAAACATCACATACAAGTTTAATAATCTACATGGTGTGCAAGTTATGTATAACACTTTATGCCGTTATGTAATAATTATAAAAGGATCAGAGGTTCTTTTCTGCATTGATAAAAAAATAAATGATTCCGATTTTGAAGAAACAGTCAATAATGCATTTATAGAATATGTTGAATCAAATATGTCATTTTCAAAGCAATTTATCATAGCAGACTCTGATTCTGATTTCCGTCAGCACAACCTCAGTATGATATACAACGGTGACAACTCCGTAAAACTCAAAACATCCCTCTCGGAATATTCACCAAATCAACCTCTGACTGTATTTATAAACAATTTAGAAATTGGAAGTATCCCAAATACAGATTTAAAATATTTCCAAAAGTCTAATTACAATCCACAAATTTCAAAGGTAAATATCAGCGTATCTACAAATACAGATAATATCAAAACCTACAAAGCAACCGTAACCGTTAATTTCACAATTATTAAGAAACCTGCTGTAAGAGTCACTCAAAATGCTGTCTCACTTGTCGAATGTCCTAAATGCAAAACTTTAAATAGTTTCAGCAACACCAACTGCACCCTTTGCAATACACCTCTGTTTATTGAAGATATAAATAAAACCGAGCAAAATGAACAGAACTAATGAATCTATATTTTATTACTCAGATGTGAGGTTACAACTATGAATGAATTAGAAGAGTATATACATATTCCAAAAATAAGCAAAAACATTAATTTTTGGATGTTAAGAACTAAAAGAAGTGCCTTCTATTATGAGTACATAACAAAAGGCTATATTGCAATAGGTTGGAATATTGTATTAAAGAATAATATTAATAATGAGGAAGATAGATTAAAAAATAAATTAGAAGAATTATATCCCGAAAAGCACCCCAAAACATCATTAAATAAATGTCATAAGTTTATATTTGACTTAAAAGAAAATGATATTGTTTTAATTATTGGGGATTATGAAATAACCTTTGCGAAAGTAGGTAAATATTACGAAGAAAGCAATTCTAACCTTAACTATATAAGTGAACTTGAAGCACATAAGCAAATTGAAAATAATTTACATAAGACAAACGATATATTATGCCCATATGTAAAAAGACGAAAAATTGAAATAATCGGCAAAACAAATATCTATGCTCTTAATCCATACTTATCTAAAGCTATTTACAGTAATCACCACAGTCTAAGTTCGCTAAATGATTATGCAGAACTCATTCTAAATGCCTGTTACGGAATATATGTAGTAGGAAATAAACTATCTCTTACTTTTCATATTGATTCAGAAGAAAAAATAGACGCAATCAGTTTTTCAAATTTTACAAGCTATTTGATATATCTTTTCAATAAAGAAAATACTGACATAAACCTAACAACAGCTCTTAATTCTCCCGGTGACATATCTTTTCAAATTATTTTTGGCGGATTAACATTTATAAAAGATAATTTGCTATATATACTTGTAATATACATTATGATTTTTGGAGGAAAAATAAAATCCAAAAAAACCAATTTTGAAATAACAGGACTATTATGGCACATAAAAAAGATATATAAAAAAATAAAATATAAAGAAATAAATGAACTAAAATATGAAAACGAAAAAACTAAACAAAAAATCACAAAAAAAGAATTAGAGATTAAAGAGTTAGAACTTAACAAAGAATTTGATCAAATGATAAAAAAAGCAGACGAACTTCAACTCTTGGATTCAGTACAAAAGCTAAATGTCCGTCCGGCAAATTCAAATATTATACAAATAGAAAAATTTATTCAAGACAACGAGGATAATACGGATGATAATACTTAATTGTAAAGTATATAACTAACGGCAAAAAAGCACATTCCCATACACTTACAGTAAAATCATTATCAATACTCAAATTTACAATTAAAGCAATAATATTGAGTATAAGAG